TTGAAAATCGAGTTATCAACATTCACTACAAAGGAAAGTTTAAGCTAAGAAATTGGCTTGATGAAAATAATATGGACGCCACAACAGCTCAATACATGTGGCAAAAGATTATTTTACAATTCATAGATAATAAACTAGAAGAATGGGGGGAGTATGAAAGTCTACAAGTTATAGCTTCAGAATACATAAAAGGTTTTAAGAAAAAGTATAAAACTTCAGAAATGAAAGACTTGAGCGAACTAGGAAAAGATTTAGTCGATCAAGTAATATCTGAAGTATCAGACCATGATGGGAAACCTTCAAATCTAATACTAAATCAAAAAAGAGACTTCAGAGACTTTATATTACTAAGGGATGATAAATATCATATAAAAAGCCCAAAAACATTCATGACGATGGTTTTAGACGAATATGCACCAGAAAAGAAAAAAAGCTTCTTTCGTAGTTATCCAAATAATGACGCAATAAGCCAAATTTTCAATTCTGAATATAAACCAAATGACTTTGACGGGAAAACGGTAAAAACCTTTTGCACCAACATATTACTAAAAAAATAGAGATTTTGGTAATAAGCTGGATGCACAATATAATTGAATCTAGGCGACTCATTACCTTTATTACCTCTTTTTTTAAAGAAAGTATATATATAAAAAAGAACACACACATGCATGCACACATACACATATATAAAAAGCTGATTAAAAAACAGGTAATTTTGGTTAACTTATTGAAAAACAAAGGAGTCTGAGGTAATGAAATTACGTCCTTATCAATATGAAATAGTCGAACTACTTAAAACTAAAGGGGATAAGTTAATTCAAGCTCCAACTGGAGCAGGCAAAACAATCATTTTCTCTAAATACATTGCAGAAAGCGGCCATAAATGCCTTGTGTTGGCTCACAGGGGTGAATTGATACGACAGGCAGCGGATAAGCTAGAAAAGGCCACAGGGTTGAAATGTGGGGTTTTTAACGCTGGGTTGGGACGAAAAGAGATAAATGATATTACGGTTGCAAGTATTCAGAGCTTGGCTAACTATAAAGGTAATTTGGATTTTGATGATATTATCATAGATGAATGCCACCGAGTCCCGCCAAAGAGCAAGGAGAGTCAATATAAATCGGTTCTTGATAAAGCTAAGGGTCGCTTAATTGGGTTCACCGCCACACCTTATCGGCTAGATATTGGGCATATCTACGGTAAAGATGAGTGGTGGCCTGACTTGGATTACCAAATACCGCTTAGGCAATTGATTGATGAGGAATATTTGACTGATTATAAGCATTTAGTTTCTCAATATTCTTCAAAAATAAAAAGTGATGTGAAAAAGCTAAAGGTTACAGCTGGCGAATACAACTTGGCTGATGCTGGAGATTTGATGGCTGAAAAGATGAATGTTCATGCTGTTCTAAATTCAGTGCCAAAGGAAAGGAGGCATATTGTTGTTTTTTGTGTAAATATTTTGCATGCCGAAGCTCTTTATGATGCATGTAATGAAACCAAAGGAATCGTTCATAGTAAAACAAGTCGAGATGACTTAGAGGTTTTTGACCGTGGTGAAATGAGATGGCTTTTTAATGTCGGTGTTTTGACTGAGGGTTGGGATTGCCCTCGTGTTGATGCGGTTGTTTTGGCTAGACCAACTAAAAGTTGTGCGTTGTATGTTCAAATGGTTGGTCGCGGTCTTCGCTTGCATAAAGGAAAAGATTGGTGTTATATTTATGACATAGTTTCAAGTTATTCTGAATTTGGCCTTGTAGATAATCCAAGAGTTAATATTGGCGAAGAGCGAGGCGTCGGGGAGTCTAAGCCTAAAGTTTGCTCTGAGTGCTTTTCGGTATTTATAGGTCAAGTTTGTCCTGAATGTGGATTTGAAGAAAAGAAGCCAGTTGTTATAGATGAGGAAGATGATTGCTTTGAAATGAAAGAAGTTGTTTTTGAACAAGGGAAAGTTTTAGACGGTTGGGCAGAAATGCATAATGATGACTGTATAAAAGTTACATATAGGCATAATAAAGAAGGGTATATTTCTCATTTTTACACGCTTAAAAAAGAACATTATCATTGGATGGGTGTAAAAATGGCAGGAATCATAAGGCGGTATTATGATTTTAGCGAAAACTGGATTCATCCAAAAAGGTTTTTAAATGCAATCAATTCAAAAGTTTTGTTTCCGATGGAAGGACTAGAAGTTTATGAAGACAAAAACGGATATAAAAAAATCAGTAGCTTATGAATCAAAGGAGCAGTCTGCCCTTGTTGCCTATTTAAGGCGAAGAGGTTATTTTGTTTATGCAATCCCAAATCATAAGGAACAAAGAAAAGACATTGGCGCAGTCGCAGGAATGCCAGACCTCCAAATCGTCCTTCAAGACGGTAAAGTCATTTGGGTAGAGCTGAAGAGAACGAAAGGCGGGGTGTTATCACCTGAGCAGAAGAGGGTGCATAAAGCCCTTGAGGATTTAGGACATATCGTAATTTTAGGATACGGTGCGAAAGATGCTGTTGCAAAACTAAAACCTCACCTAAAATTGGATTGACTTTGTCTCCAACAAAAAGTCATTGGTCCCGTTAGTTCGGGGCCATTTTTTGGGGGCTGGGTTTTTAATAATGGAGACAAAATCATGGATAAAATATACATTGTGACGAGTGGCGAGTATTCTGATTACGGGATATTCTCAGTACATAAGACAAAAGAAGAGGCTGAAAAGGCTGTTAAGTTGTGCGATTTAAGGAGCAATTATTCTAAGGCTAGAATTGAAACTTATGATATCGGGGTAACTCCCAGCACATTAGAGGAAGAGGCAATTAACAGGGGCATGAAGTTTTTTGCTTGTTACTGTGATAAGGATAATCAAAAAATCGACTGTTATGATACTGATTCTGATGATTTAGTAAATGACTTTATGGAAGTTGGGGAAAAGAAATCTTATTTTTATATAAAGTTGATGGCAAGAGATGAAAACCATGCTAAGAAAATATTCTTGGATGAGCTTACAATGTATATGCACCAAAGTGGCCTAAGTAATGGATGACCTAAAAACAGTAACCTTCGAACTCTTGTCAGATGGCATTCTAATTGCCACCCTCGTAGAGCATGAGATATCAATGCGGTTTAAGATAAATGGGATGGATTCGGGTAATATTAAGGCTGGGATGCGTAGGATATGTAAAGCGGTTGAGAAAGAATGGGGTGATGTGATGTTTGCTAATTTTAATCGTGTTTGTGATGAGTTGAGGGAAGGATGAGTTTTGGTAGTTGCCCTAAATGCTGGGAACATGCAATAAATTGTGAATGTAAAGGCTCAAAGATTTATGAGTTGAAAAACAGGATTAGGCTTATGGTTCAGTCAATCGAATGCGGTGAGCCAGTTGAAGGGCCTTATGGGGCTAAGGGGAATAAACAAGAATATTATCAACCTTTTGTAGAATATTTAAAGGATGGATTGGAGTTATGATTGATACAAAGTTTCTTAAAGAAAGGCTTGAGGCTCGGTTTTATCCTCATAAGGTTGAGGTTTATTTAACTACAGTTATTCTATTGGTATATTTTGAAAGTGACAAGATAGATATAGTTGACTTCGTTGGCAGAACAGCACCTTATTCAGAGATCGAAAAAGCCTTGATTGATAGCTGTGATAAACTTGATGAGGTGAATTGATGCTTAACTGGCTTTTTAATAAATCTAAGATTTTGCCGGATAATCCACCACCACCACCAACACCAACACCTTACTTTGGTCGTCTAGTTTATGCTAATTCTGGCGTTGTTTGTCACGTCAAGGATGGGTTTGTTTATAAAATGATAGGGGTGAAGTACACTCATCCCTATGGTGGAACGTATTATGATATGAGTGATAAAACGCCTAGAATGGTTGGTAGGGATTACAATTTCATGAATTTAGCGGGGTGGAAATATGAATAAAAGAATGTGGCACTTGTTTTTTGCTAAAGAAGAAATTGACAAAAATGATCCTGTTGGGGAGATTGGCTACAATGGCCATTACTGGATATTATACGGTAAACAGATAGAAGTTGAGGTGTTTATAGACTGCGGAGAGTATGATTATATCAAAAGTGTTAAGATAAAGTTTGACGATGGAGATGTGATTTATGATTATGATGAAGTCAATGGAGATTTTGACTGGATGTGTTTTTCATATTATCTAAAAGAAGATTTTGAAGAAAAGATTGAGAGGTTGGCATGAATGAACCAATAAAATTAATGATTGTTATTGACCCTAATTCACCAGATGGTTTTGATGTGGTCGATCAAGTGAGTGGTCGAATTGTTGCTGGTATTACTAGGGTCAAATTTGATTCTGGGCCTGATATGGGGTCTCGATTAAGCCTTGATTTATGGGCATTTGACGAGAAGGGAAATAAATATATCGGTGATAAATGTTCGCTTGATTATGAGTGTGGTCGAGGGCCTGAAACCATAATAGACAAGGATTAACCTTGCAATCCGTGTGGGGTGTTGTAAAATTATGGGATGGATAGAGGCAGGCCAACAGATTATAGACCTGAGTTTTGTGATAAGCTTGTCGAGCTTATGAAGCAAGGGGCGGCTATCGAAGAGCTTTGCCTTGAATTTGATGTTTGTGAGAAAACTTTATACAATTGGTTTAATGCTCATCCTGATTTTTTACAGGCCAAAAAAAGAGGGGTCGCTTTTTCTAAAGCTTGGTGGATGAAAAACGGGAGATTAAACCTTGAAAATAAAGAGTTTAACTATACCGGATGGTATATGAATATGAAAAATCGTTTCGGTTGGGCAGATAAGCAGGAAGTGGAGCAAAAGAACTTTAATGTTACGATCTCCAAAGAAGATGCTGAATCAATGGCATAATGCCGGCTAATTGGTTACCTGTACATAGCGAAATAAAGAAACTGCTAAGGCATAATGAGGAGCTAATGCTTTTCGGTGGAGCTGGCTCAGGAAAGACTCATTTTCAGTTGAACGTTATATTTAAACGTGCAATGATGTTTTCGAAATCAAGACATATTTGTTTTCGAAAAAGGTTTGAGCATACAAAACATACAACTTGGAATTCTGCAAAAGAACATATACATCTTGAATGGCCTGATATGCCAATGAGGCAGAATAGAAGTGGCGGGACTTGGGAAATGCATTTGCCTAACGGAAGCGAAGTCTTGTTTTCAGGTCTTGATGATAAAGAAAGGATTGAAAAACATTTAGGCTCTGAGTTTCTAACTATTTATATCAATGAAGCATCTGAAATATTAGATGAAAATGATATTGAACTTATCAGCTCTAGGCTTAGACAAAATATAGAAGGGGCGAGGCATCTTCTCCTATTAGATATGAATCCACCTGTGAAATCACATTGGAGCTATAAGCGGTATATTGAGGGTCCACTAGAAGGAAGATCTTCATTTAAGATAAATCCTAAGGATGTAAAAGAAAATCTTCCTTCATCTTATATAAAGAGACTGGAAGCATTGCCAGAAAGGTTGCGCTCTAGATTTCTTGACGGTGAGTTCTTATCTGATGTTGAAGGGGCGCTTTGGTCTTATGAGATGATACTGAACACAAGAAAAGAACAGCATGGGGGGATCGGTCGAATTGTTGTCGCATTGGATCCTCCTGTGACTTCAAATGAGAATAGTGACGAGGCCGGCATTATCGTAGCGGCAGAAAAAGGCACAGGATACAAGGTCTTGGCTGATAGGTCTTTGAAAGGATCTCCGAGCGAATGGGCAGCGGCAACGGCAAAGGCTTATTATGATTTTGGAGCTGATTGCATTGTCGCCGAGGTGAATCAAGGCGGTGATCTAGTAGAATTGGCTTTGAAATCAGTGAATGAAAACTTGCCGGTAAAGAAAGTCAGGGCTACAAGGGGTAAGCACATCAGGGCTGAACCAGTTGCTTCTTTATATGAGCAGGGACTTGTCGAGCATGAGAACGGGTTGATTGATTTAGAAGATCAGCTTCAGTCATGGGTTCCAAATAGTGGTTTGAAATCACCAGATAGACTCGACGCTCTTGTTTGGGCTTTTCATGAGCTTTCATTTAGTGACGACGCAGACCTATCAATTTCGTTCTTATAGTCTATGTATTTGCCCGATACCTCAGATAGTATAAAATAGAGGTATGTGGGATTTTCTAACCAGAAAACTTAATTTCAAAGCGTCAGTCGGTCAGCAACTTTTTACCAACCAATGGGAGTTCAGTCTAGCCGATCTTGAATCGTATGCAAAAGAAGGGTATAGTCAAAATCCCACAATTTATTCTTGCATCAGTCTTATTGCCGATGCGTTTGCCTCGATACCGCTCAAAGTTAAAGTCGGTGATGAGTTTAAACCAGATCATCCACTTCAACAGATACTAGACCAGCCAAACCCCGATGAAGGCGGTGTTGAGTTTAGAACGGCTGCGGCCTCGTGGTTATTATTAACAGGTAACTGTTTTACAGAAAAACTAAAAGTCACTTCTGATAAAATGGAGCTTTGGAACTGGCAACCATATCAGATGTCTATCGGTTATGCCAAGGGGCACCGTATTCCTTTACGCTATGCCTTTGCTAAAGGCACAGATCACGCTAGGTTCTGGGATGTCGATAAGATAACAGGCGAGTCTAATATGCTTCATTGGAGGCGGTTCAATCCTTCACCAAATCAAAGCGGTATGGGCTTGGCTCCACTATCTGCCGGTGCTGCTAGTGCTGACCAAATGAACGCAGCTTCCAAATGGAGATATAATACATTCAAGAACAACGCGGCACCTTCTGGGGTTCTATCAACTGAGCAGAATATCGACGCGACTAAAAAGAAAGCTCTTGAAGAAGACTTAAGGAAAAACCAGCAAGGCGAAAGAAACGCTCGTCAAATCATGCTGCTTGGCGGTGGCTTGAAGTGGCAACAAGTTGCAATGAGCCCACAAGATATGGACTGGTTGCAAGGGACTAAGCTATTAGCTCAAGAGATCGCTTCTGTCTATCGTGTTCCTACTCAGTTACTTGGAATAGAAGGGTCACAGACATACGCTAACTTTGCCGAGGCTAAGATCGCTTTCTATACTCAAGCGGTTCTACCCCTTATGGACCTTTATGTTTCAGAGATCAATCGTTTCTTGGGTAGTGACTTCGAAGGCGCGACTGTTTGTTATCAGTCAGAAGACATTGAAGCTTTAGAACCTTTGAGGGCAGAGAAAAGAGCCGAGTTGCTTCGCACTGATGTCTTAACAATCAATGAGAAACGAGAGTTATTAGGCTATGAGCCACGAGAGGAAGGTGAGGCGGATATGCTTTTCGTTCAGCCTAATGATATACCTTTAGACGATACGTTTGCGGATGATGAAGATGAAGCGGACGCAAGCGAGGAATAGAAGGCGTCAGCTTAGAGAGATAAATGAAATTGACAGGATGGAGCGAAAACTTGAACGCACCGCAATGCCTAAGATTAGAAAGCAACTAAACCAGATAGCCCGTGAGGCCATCGACGCTTACGCAATGGGCGGTCGCATTGGTGCTGAGTTCGCGATCGAAGGTGGTCGTCAGAGAATCGGTGAGACACTTGAGGCAGTTTACAAGACAACTATCAAGAAGACCGAGAAGCTTTTAAAAGAGTTATACCCAAAGGATAAAGCGAAGGTTGAGCAAGTAAGACGTGAGCTAGAGCGGAACTTTAGAAAGCAAGCAGAGAAAGCGGCAGAGCAGATAAGTAGAAGCACAAAGAACCAAGTGAAGAAGATCGATGAGAAGGATATTCCATTCGATGAGAAACAGAAGGACATTAAAAAGAAACTAACTTCAAACGGTCGTCGGGCTCAGTTAATCAGTGAAGTTGAGATTGGAAGTGTAACGGCTGAAGGTCGTGATAAGGTTAGCCGAAAGATATATGAGAAAGCAACTCAGAAACAATGGGTAACGACTAGAGATAGTAAGGTCCGTGACTCTCATCAACATGCAGAAGGTCAAATCGTTGGGATTAAAGAGAACTTTGTCTTAAGAGGTAGGCGAAGTGAGCGAACACCTTATCCAAGATACCGAGGTTTGAGTGCTGCGAACCGTTGTAACTGCCGTTGTAGAATGATATATTTATGAGTAACGTCCCAGCAAGTAAACGAGAGCAGTACCTAGCAAACTCAGGTATTGAGCTGAAGAGTGATGACACTCAGTTCGATGTAGCGGCATGGAGAGAAGAACTAAAGACTTTAGTTTCTGGCAAGGTTTCAACTGATAATAGTAGTACAACTTTAATAACCAATGGGTCGAATTTCACAGGTGCTTGGGAATATGTCGCGGAGTTTGATAGTTTAGTTGTATCGACCAAGACAGATCAAAACGGGTATTTTGAGGTTCAGTTTTCACCTGATGGATCAAATATTGATTCTACTTTAACTCGGTATTATAGAACAACACAAATAGAGGCCCCACACCGTTTTACTATCGCTAGGAGTTACGCGAGGGTTATTTTCTATAACAACTCTGGGTCAGACCAAACATTCTTTAGGCTTCAGGTTCTGCTTGGAGATAAAACACCCCTAAACGCTCCAATCGATTCAACTGTTCCACAGGACTTTGACTCTGTTATGGTCAGACCGACAGATTATACAACCGAGACAGCTTTGGGACTTAGGCAAGGCAATGGCACTTGGAATAAGTTCGGTTATAATAGCGATGTAGATGCTGCATCCTCTGAGGTCATAGCCTCTTTTGGTGGTGCATTCAATCAGCAATTATCTAGTGCCGAGACGTTGGATATCTCTTCAGATAATGCAGCCGACACAAACACAAGCGGCACAGGTGTTAGGCAGTTAGTTATTTTTGGTGTAAATGGTGATTGGGATTTAGTTACTGAAGTAATTGCCATGAGTGGTGTTTCTACAGTCACAACATCAAACTCATTTCTTGGCATTAACCGAATGACAATATTCACTTCTGGAAGCTCTAACTCAAATGTAGGAACTATCACAGCAACGGCAACAACAAGCGGGAACACGATGGCTCAAATGCCGGCAGGGCAGGGAACAACACAGCAATGTATTTTTTACGTTCCAAGGAATTATCAGTTTCTAGCAACTTGGCTTTATCTCTCTGCTATCAAGTCGTCAGGTGGTGGAAATCCTAGTGTAACTTTTTACGGTTATGTTCATTCTGGCGTGGTAGACTCTAGGTTTGAAATCTACAGGGACTCGATTGATACTTCTGGCGGTGGCGAAAGGATTGAATTAAAACCAAGTGAGCCTTTTTTGATTGGTGAGAAGAGCATTTTTTGGATAGAAGCCGAAACAACATCAAACAATACATCCGTTCGAGGTCGGTTTTCTGGTAAGCTGGTGAGAGATGCCGACGGTTGAATTTGACGGATGACGCAAAGGGAAGAAAATATGAGTATGGAATTGAAACATAAAGTTATCAACTTCGAAACGAAGATGGACGACGCTAATGATGATAGCGGCATTTTCGAAGGATATGGTTCTGTCTTTGGCAATATTGACCTAGGTGGGGATATTGTAGAAGGTGGCGCATTTCAAAAGAGTTTGGCGGAATGGTCAAACAAAGGTCAGCTTCCTCAAATGCTTGGCTTTCACCGAAACGGGAACGTGATTGGTGATTGGCTTGAGATGAGGGAAGACGACAGAGGGCTTTATGTTAAAGGTCGTCTTTGGTCAGGTGGCTCAAATGCTTTAGAAGAATCAAAGAAAGCTTATAACATGCTAAAAGGAACAGGACCGAAAGGGCTTTCTATTGGTTATGTTGTCAAAGAATATGAAACCGAAGAATTTAGCGGTGGCATTGTGACTAGATTAAAAGAGGTCGAACTCTTTGAAGTCTCAGTTGTAGGCTACGCTATGAACCCGCAAGCGTCAGTTGAACGGGTAAAAAGCATGATTGACGATGATGGCAAGTTGCTATCAAAGCGAGACGTAGAGAAGGTTTTGCGAGATGCCAAACTTTCACGCAGACAGGCAAAGGCTTTTATAGCTGGTGGATACGAAGCACTCATCGCTGATGATGAGGGTGGAGTTGAAATCGAGGATCGGGATGATTCTCTAGACTTGAAAGACGTGTCGGCATCTTTAACAAAAATTCTTTCTACTACAAAAAGGTAAATGCTATGAGTGATGCACTCGAAATCAAAAACCAGATTGAGGAGCTGGGTAAAACCCTCAAAATCGAAAGAGACACTAATGACGCTCTCTTAGAAAAGCAAAACAAACTAGAAGGTGGACAAGCTGAACTTAAAGAAAAGCTTGATAAAGTTAGCTCTGCGGCTGATGACATCTTGGAAATCAAAGAGAACCTTGAAAAAACAATGGCTGCTGTTAAAAGAAACGGTGGATCATTCGAGGATGAACTTGATAACAACGACGTTGATGTTAAGTCTTTTAACGAAGGGATTAAGATTTGGCTAAAAGGTGGAATGCCTGAAAGTATTGATCGTCTAGAATTGAATGATGTACAGCGTAAAGCTTTACAGTCTAATATCGACCCTCAAGGTGGTTATACAATCAATCCTTTT